CCCCGACTCGTATCTAAAGAAAGTTTTAAGATGAGTCAAGTTTATGCAAGACAAAGAAAAGAAACCCTCACGGGGTATGTGGTAACCGCTAGTAAAATCCGCATCGAAACACTAAAACTAATAAAACGCGAAACAGTACTACCAAAATCACTACGCTTTCTAATAGGCAAGGATATTACTGGTCACGCTGAAAGCCTAGAACGTGAGGCTGAGCATGCTTACGCATGGTACCCGTCTGATGAAATGCGACTAGCAGAGCGCAAGAAGCATTTAATAGAAGCGGGCGCGTTTTGCGTTGACTTAGAGCATGATATGCAGATACTTTTCCGATTAGGGACAGTAAAGCGCGGCATGGCCGCGCTACAACCGTTGCTCGACTTGCTAGAGCAAGAGCGGACAATGATAAATTCACAATTAACTCACGCTCGAACAGTAAAGCAAAAATAAATTCTTTGGGGATTAAACCATTAGCACGAACAGTGGCGACTCGACGAATGTGCCTGTTGTCACCATTGACGGTTCGAACAATCTCGGCAACTACACCAACTCGTACGGCGCGTGCCCGTGATTCCGCATACATGCTAGACCTAGTAGCACATTAAGTGCGAACGCAGTGCAATGCAGAAGGGGTTTAGTCTCCATCGCCTCTAGGCGTAAAAAAGTGTCTGATGAGATGCAGCGGACGCCAAAAAGTGCATGGCAATCGCACTCGCTTACCACGATTGTTTCATGCTGTATTCTCAAGCTGCTGTGGAAGTCGTCTTGTACCCCGATAGCGTATCGCGTTGGGCTTTAGGAGCAGCATCAGACACCAACTCTACTCTTATAAAGGACTACTACATGAGTATTAAGCGCGTTGAAGAACGATATAAGCGCAGGCAAATCAAAAGGCAACGCAATCGTGCCGAGCAAACAGTAACAGCCACGTTCGAGAACGTTAGCAGTCTACAAGCACTTACCGATGCAGCTTATGAGGCTTGCAAAACAATTAAGTGGAAAAACAGTGTGCAACAGTACATGAACAACGCAATGCTTAACACTCTACACGCGCAAAAGCTGATGACCACCAACGGCAAAATAACTGGTCGTCGCAAATGTTTCACGATAACAGAGCGCGGCAAACTACGACACATTCAAGCCAGCGCGTTCTGGGAGAAAGTCATACAGAAAACAATCTCAAAAAACGTTTTAATACCATGCTATACGCGCTCATACACTCACGGCAACAGCGCAAACCAAAAAGGTAGAGGCGAAATGTACGCTATAAAACTGTTGCGCAAACAGCTAGCACGACACTACAAAAAGCATGGCTCGCAAGGCTGGATACTCTTATGTGACTACTCAAACTATTTTGCGTCAATTCCGCATGAGAAAGTCCTACAGCAAGCCTCTGAGCGCATACAAGATGCTCGTATCATGCCATGGCTAGAGCAGCTCATGGACGCGGAATGTGATAGTGGCTTAGGCTTAGGTGCGGAAACAAACCAACAATTAGCCGTAGGGTATCCGTCAAAAATTGACCATTGGTTGGAAGAGTGCTCAGGTTGTGAAGCAACTGGAAGATACATGGACGACTTGTATGTTATTGATTCGGATCTGCTTAAGTTGCGTTCTACGCTTGATGAGATTAAAAAGATGAGCGAGGAACTAGGCTTAACACTTAATTCAACAAAAACGTACATTACGTCGCTACATCATGGCTTCACGTGGCTTAAGAAAAAATGGTATTACACGCAAACAGGACGCATTATCACGCGTCCAATACCGAAAACGATTAAGCGCATGAGGCAGCATTTACGCGCACTGGCACGGCTCGCAAGCCGTGGAGAAATCAGCTGGAAACAAATAAGCGCAATGTATCACTCTTGGCGAGGAACGCTTAAGCACTATAACGCTTGGAGAACGATACAAAGCATGGACGCGTATTATAAACGACTCAAAATTCAGAAAACTACAACAAGAGTCCAACAAGAGTCCACTAAGGTCAAAACTCAGAAAGCATGATACGCACGATTAACTCACGATTAATCGAAGTAGAAACCGCGGAAAATCAACGTTTAATAAAATTTTTCGCACGATTAACTCACGATTAGATTTTTGAGTTGTTCGGCAATTCCGAACGACTCAACTTTTTAGCCACGCAAAAAGCGTGGCTTTTTTAATATAGGAGGAATATGAAAAACTGGGAAACTTGTGATGCAGATGAAATTAAATTGCTCACAACGCACTACACCAAAGGGCGGCAAGGTCTAAAAATCAATAAAATTGTACTACATCACAATGCGGGGAATTTAAGTATTCAAGACTGTTACAACGTTTGGCAAACGCGCGAAGCCAGCGCGCATTATCAAGTACAGTCAGACGGGCGAATTGGCCAACTCGTGTGGGATTACGATACAGCGTGGCACGCTGGGAACTGGAATGCAAATGCCACATCAATCGGAATTGAGCACGCAGACATAAGCACCTCGCCATGGCAGATCAGTGCTCAATGCTTGGAAAATGGAGCGCATCTGGTTGCCGCATTATGCAAACTTTACGGTTTAGGCAGACCTACATGGATGAAAAATGTTTTTCCACACTCGTATTTTTATGCAACGGCTTGCCCTTGTAGTATCAGAGATTCTCAAAATTTAGATTACATGAAGCGCGCTGGAGACTGGTACGACGCAATGACAGGAGTTGTAAAACAACAAAATCAAACTAAGTCAGGGGAGGAATATCCAATGATTAAAAGCGAAATAGTAGTTGACGGAAACGTTAGCAGCGTTGAAATACACGTGCCTTGGGGCGTGAACAACAGTGTTGGCATGACTTTAACTCGCGCAGGCAATGTTGTGACAGCTAATGGCGCTGGCGGGATTAAAGCAGGAGACGCGCAATGGGCCAAAGCAAACGAAACAATACCCGAAGGTTTCAGACCTACATCACTTTCAACGATCACACTAACTGGAGGTCGTGCTGCATTGCTAGTACAGCCAGACGGCAGCATGTACTACGACGGCGATGCTCGAGATTGCACTACACACCTTAGCGGCACATGGATAACAAACGACAATCAACCAGAATAAAACAAATCAATAAGGAGAAAAATATGAATACTGAATTAATTGAACTTGGAATCGTTGGAGTGCTTGTAGTACTCGACTATGTTAGCGGCTTTGCAAAAGCACTAGCAACTCGTACAGTTAGCAGCACTAAAATGCGAAACGGACTATTCCACAAGTTCGCATACGTACTAGTGCTAGCTTTAGCGCTGCTAGTAGAACATGGTCAGCAATATATTAGTATTGGTGTGACGATTCCTATCGTCGCGCCAGTGTGCGCGTATATTGCGATTATGGAGATTCTGAGCGTGTTAGAGAACGCACAAGCCTTGAATCCAGAGCTTGCTGGCAGCGGCATTTTTAAGATTTTCGTAAACTCTAGTGACGCTTTACGCCGCGAAGTAGAAGCACAAACTGGCAAGCATGCAGCTATCGTGAACGGCATAGAGCCTACTAATCGTAGCGTCAATCCAGAAGATGAGACTAGCGAAAACAAGTAGCGTGCGATATGCTTGAGGTATTCTCTTTTAGAGAATACAAGTTGAAAATTAGCAATTGCCCCCTCGCTTCACGCGGGGGGTAATTTTTTATAAGCTTAATTACTCTTAACTACTCTGCATTAGAAGGGCGTCCGCCATGACCTGGACGGCTTGCATTCCAAGCCTCAATATTTTCGCGCTTCCAGCCGCGAGTGCGACCAATGAGCGCGTCTGGATCTGGAAGATTATAGTTGCCAAGCGCACCAGTTTTCACACCAATAAGCTCAGCAACTTCCGTATAACTCAAATAACGCTCACTCATGCTACTTTTTACGCTTTCTTCCAGCGTCTAACGCACATACGGCACTGATTACAGCACAGCCAGTTATAAGCCAAGGCGAAAAATGACACCATATTCCAGCGATAATAACAAGTGAGAATATAGCCGATACTATTGCATCTAATTTCATAATGAGCCTGCAGTATAGTGGATAGCGAGTCCCGGACACTTCGACTGTTCGGGACTCTTTATTTACTTATTGCGTTTCAACTCTTTGATGAGCTTTGCTATTGCTTCTATAATCTTTGCAATGCCAACCAGTAGACTCGCAATCGCAACAAGTATTTCCACTACATGCATGTCACCTCCTTTCTTGTTTGACACTTTATATAATAGCACAGCTATTATATAAAGTAAAGTAAGCTAGAAAAAATAGTAAGAAATTTTCTTCAATATTTGATAGAATTCAAACACGAAACAAAACTCAACAACGCCACTAATATTCGCCGCAAAAAACACAAGATAAGGCGATATTGAGCGCATTGGTACTAAAACGTTATTCTATGAAACTCTTAGAAAAATAAGGCATTAGTGGCTATTGAATGCCAATTCCCCGCGACTCCACAAACGCAATAACGCCACTGCTCAAACAGTGGCGTTTTTTGTTATTGCTTTGTTGTTTACAATATAATGAATTGCTGTAGAGTAGCGCAAAATGCGTCAACTATCTTTGCTTTTTGCGGCTTTTTCCGTTGGATTCACTATTTCTGTTGGCTTCATCTTTTCCGCTGGTTTTGGCTTTTTCACCAGTTTTGGATTTTTCGCTGGCTTCACTCTTTGCGCTAGTCGCAGGCTTTCTGCTGGATGTAGTGTTCGTTCTGTGTGTAGCCATTCCACCAGTCGTAGTGCTTACGCTTCTCGTAGTTTTTCCACCAGTCGTAGTGTTTGTGCTGTTTGCAGTGTTTGCACTGTTTGTAGTAGTGTTACTAGTTTTACTACTACTTTTACTAGTCGTGTTTTGAGTCGTGTTACTACTAGTGTTGTTTGTGTTGCTGTTTGTACTCGTGTTTTGAGCCGTGTTTTGTTGTTTTACTGCTTCTAGGTTATGTTGAAAGTTTTGGCGTTTAATCTCGTTTTGCTCGTATTCGCATAATTGTTTTCCTATGCTTCTAGCTATCATGCGTGCTCGAGTTTTAATATTATTATCCGACATGTTTTTGAACTCGTTTAGCGTTCTGATTTTACGCATGACCATGTTTTCAGCGTCTATGAGTTCTTTACAATGATTATTAACCGCGTGCGCTTGATTTTGTGCTTCTAGTTTTTCTTTTTCTGCTTGCTTGCATTTTTTAAGATGCGCGTCTCTTAGACGGCGTATGGCGTTTTCAACGCTTCTACTTCTTGTATTCGCGCGCCCGTCTGCAATTACAGGGTTTTTCGCGTAATAATCGTGGATGATTTTATGTGATAGTTCAGTATCGCATGCGTTGTTAGTGTTAACGCCTCTTCTAGCGTCAACCCATGGTAGTTCACTGCGTGCTCTGGCGGCTAAGTCTTGTGTAGTGTAATCTTTTAACGCGTCGCAAACAGCGTATACTACGCGTAGTTGGGAGCAGTTAAATGATTTGTATAGTTCGACTGGGCTGAAGATAATATTGTTTTCGCTTACTTCGTCCTGTGTTAGGTAGCATATGTTAAATAGTTCTAGGCATACTGGCCCGTTTTTCCATGCTTGGAATGAGTTAGGGAATAATTGTAGGCTTGTTGTAGATAAGTATTGTGCTTGACAGTAGTATGTGAGTAGTTCTAGTCTCTCGTGGCTCATTTTTCCGTAATTATGTAGTATTGCGTATGCTACGCGTTTGATTGTAGACATTTGAGTATTCCTTTCATCGTTGAAAAGACATGACTATTGGTGGGGTAATGGTTTTTAGTTTGCGAAAACGTTACCATACGAGTCGCGTATGGTACAAACTGGCGGCGTGTCGCGTCGTTCGCGCGCTTAGACCGCGCTAACGATAGACCAGCACCATTCTCAGTTTTTATAGTGCGACACGCGCGGAAAGTCTTTTCTTAAAAAAACCTGGGAAAATTCTTCAAAA